CTACCGTAATTAGTTAAGTAGTTTTTACCATCACCGGAAACGCCAACTATACGTTTGCCCCCAGCTACTGCGCCGCCCTTGTTATATCTTTTCATTAGTAGTATCCGCCCCTACGCGAAGATTTAAATTGTTTTATCTCGTCTTGTTCATCTGTGGGTAGTCGTATAAACCCACCTTGTCTAAACCGCATTAGCGCCATTACCATGGAGTCAACTAAGTCATCGTTACTAGCGAACGGAAAGCCCGCTACTTCATCTACAAGCTCTTCAGCCCAGCGCGTAGCTGGAACCCAGCACAGCCCTGAAGCCACAATATCTGTTACAGAATTCAAACGTGCTAACTTATCACCTGAACCCCTGTGTGGAGTAAACTCCGATACGGGTAGTCCCATACGGCGCATCTCTTGGTATATAGCTACGCCAGAACTCTTCTTCTCCACGATAAACGCATCGGGATCCCAAGCATCGTACTCTTCCATGCACATCTCTTTAAGTTCTGGAAACTCCATCCTTCTCTTTATACTATTTAAGAGCATGAGGTTGTACGCGTCAGTTTCTTCATTCATGAAGACGCCCCACGTAGTCAGTGCCGTGTAATCCGCACGGTTATGCTTCTCTGCCGCCGAATCCAGCGACATGATTATAAACTCACACGCGGGTGGGCTTTCTCCGCCCCACATCTGCCACCACTCACGTTTTACTAGTGCCGCTTCTTGTGATGTGGGCTGCTGCTGGTACTGCGCGTTCCACTGGAAGTTCGGCATCGACGCTTTGGTACGTAATAACGCTTCTAAGTCAAAAAACTCCGGCCATAGCGGTTTTTCGACTACTTTGTTCTCTTTTTCATCAACAATTTCTAAGATAGCGGGGAACTCTATCACTTCAAACTGGTCAGAGCGGTCGTTTTGCGTCATATCCTTGATTACACGCCCCGTTAGGTCGTCCATGTGCCATCTTGTCTGGATAATAGCCACTCGACCCCCCGGCATAAGCCGAGTTCGGGCACCAAACGTATACCATTCGTACGCTTTCTCAAAAACAGAGAAGTTTCCGTTGATAACGTCCTGCTCCGAGTGCGGATCGTCAATTAATAGTAAGTCAGCACCCCGTCCCGCTAGTGCTGATCCCACACCACAGGCGTAATACTCGCCTCCGACGCTAGTGTTCCACCGTCCGGCTGATTTAGAGTCTTTAGACAGGCCAACTGTAGGGAAGATGGCTGCAAATTCTTCACTAGAGATCAAATTTCGCACTTTCCGTCCAAAATCTACTGCTAAATCGGTGGTGTGGGATACCATCATGACTTTTTTGTCGGGATTTCGCCCTAAAAACCACGCTGGGTAGAAAATAGACACTAGTTGGGACTTACCATGACGTGGTGGTATGTTTACACACACCCTATCACGTGTCCCGGCCTCAATGGCCATAAGTTCGTCGGCCAAAATCCTGTGGTGCTTGCCCACAAGGAAGTCAGGCATCATTAATTTAGCAAATTCTATAAGATCATCGTATGCAGCAGCGTTAGCTTCACGTCCAGCAAGCTCATCAACGATGCGATTTATCTCTATCACCTCGTCGCGGGAGTAACTGTCAAGGTTGTCCAACATTACTTGGACTTCTGCTTTGGTAAAGTCAGTCGTCGTCGTATTTGATTGGGTCATCTGCACCAAACTCCGAAGTAATATCTAGGGATGTAGCTTCTATTACTACCGCGTCTTCTATTTCTTCTGGGTCTACTAGTTTTTCGAGCTTACCACGCAGTCTTGCGCGTAAATCGTCACTTGATTGGTGGGTAACCGTAACTTCTGACTTTTCTGCGAACAGTCCTACGTCCGATACCTTGCCTAATAACTCTAAAGCACGCAGCCGTATCTTGGCATCGGGGTTTTCTGTCTCTATCACTAGCTTGTTGGTTACTAGGTGCCTTATATGCACAGCATTAGTAACTACGGATTGGCCGAATTCAGTGAGTATGTTGTCTGTTAGTATAAGAGAGGCGGGTCTTACCGCCGAGATACGTTTCGCACTGGCTTTCTTGGAGGTGTTCTCTGGATTGTCTGCGTATGCTGTAGCCAGAGCCGCCGCTGTGTCCTTATCCTCTTTTGTCGGTTCAATATCTAGCCCATGTTCTGCTAAAAACAGCGCAGTGTTCGCCGCCGCGCCTGCCGAAACCGTCAGGTCAGTAAAAGGATTATCATCCGAAACGGGCACGCCGAGTTCGGGTTCAACTATTAATGTCATATTTAATCGCAGGTGTTAACCAGTTGGGACAAATATACTACAAAAAATTTTTTTGTCCAGCGAATTACAACATAGGGGGGCTTCATACCACAAATTAAAAAGTGGTACTCCAAATAGCGCATTTAAAGGACTAGCTTTTGTCAAGAGACGCAAACATTATTTGGGTCTTACAGAATTCAAACAAGCACGTTACTCGGGTAAAAAGGGGTATTTACGTGCTTATGGGGTGGTTAAAAAGTAACCAAAAACGTATAGATTTGAGAAAAAACCAAATTATTCGTGGAAATTAGTACTACATACGCACATCGCCGAAACTGCACAATACGGGGCATGGGGGGCGGGTACCCTTGCTGTACCTCAGTTTTAGCATACATGTATGCTAGTTCTATATTGTCAGATTATCTATGGCTATCTCGTGAGAACTCGTTATCATGTGTTCCAAGTCAGAGCAATTCCGCACTGGCTATTAAATGGATTAAACAATATGAGCAATTTAACTCTTAAAAAATTAGCTACTTTAAAACCTTCATTCGTTTGTGATATAGAATCAATGGATGAATCCAGCATCCGTTATGACATGTGGTTTAAGCAAGGCATGAGAGCGGTTCACTTCACCAGTGACAAAACAAGCGACAATAAGCCTAGCATGTGGCAGGCGATGTTAGACCTAGCATGTATCGGCATTGAGGGCGAAGCACTGGACTTACACCGACTAGGCTTTAAAGACTATTGCGAGAAATACAAAGTGACAAAGGCGGAATGGAAAGCCATGGACGACCGCAAGAAACGGTATAAGAAAATCCAAACTAACCGCATCAAGGTTTGGAAAAAGGCGATGCAGGATAGGATGCCAGTCAAAGCTAAGGCTAAAAAGAAACCCGCTAAGCTACTTAACTATGTAACGGAGGCGACACAATTCAAGGACATATGCAGCGACATAACTGATACGGCGGTTGATGTTGTTAAGATATGTGATTTGATGCAACAGGTGATTGATTTACTACCCGCAACCAACATAGTTAAATCAGGAGAGTAAAGAGAGAGGCCGCGAGAGCGGCCTTTTTTTTGGCCTGTAAAAAGTCACCCCGAAAGGGGATTGAAACCAGTTCCCTCATAGCGCCACGCCTCACGAAAACATATCGAGACCAGTTCCCACATAGCGTTACGCCTAACGCACAGAATACTTGTTGTCACGTGTTTTAGCATACATGTATGCTAGTTCTGCAATGTTCCCAAATTACCCCTAATGTTCCTGTAATGTTCCTGCAATGTTCCCTACCAAAGGAACATTAGCTAGCGTGTGCTATCATGTGCTACGATCAACTATGTTTAACCGTGTGACTCACTTTTTGTATATATATTGTTCTCTCTTCCTAATGTTCTTTTTCTTAATTTATATATAGCAACATTTTCATATTTCCTTAATGTTCTTCCCCCTTTTCACGTATTCTACCCACCCTTAGAATTTCCTCAAAAACGGAACATTAGAACATTGTAGGTATATCAATGACGTACACACCACACCATAAGAACATTAGAGTACATTACAAGACATTACACCGTAGTACACCGTAGTACACGGCTTGACAAGCTAGTCTACATGTGATACTATAGCACTTCCAGTCGAGTACCGACTGAGACAAACGTGTTACCACAACACACAAACCAGCATACATGTATGCTAAAAAGAACATTACATAAATGGAGTCACACATGAAAGATAAGCATGACAATAGCACCATCGACTGGGTTGATAACCCTAGCCGCAGCCAATACAAACAACTACTGAACGCCGAGGCATTGCTCACGCCTGCCGAGTGCGACCGCCTAGTAGAAGTGCTAGAGCAGCAGTTAGCGCAAAGCAACAAGCACGCACGCATCAGCAACAAGACGCTTGCACATTCTTAATCAAAACTAGCATACATGTATGCTAAAACTAAATGGAGAACAACATGGAATACAACACTTGCGACAAACAACTATTCACCCCAGCAGAACAAGCAGCAGTAAGAAAGCACGAATCTATACACGCCACATACGAACGCATCAACCAAATGGAGAACCGCATGAACAATCAAATCGCAGCACCTCAAGTAGAAGTACCAACACTGGCCGCACGCACGCTGGCCATCGACCTCAACATATCAGTGTGGACAGCACGCAAGAAAGACAAGCGCGCATCGGCCAAGGTCAACAGCGACAACTACGCTATATCTGACGCGGCTACTGTGAACAAGAACCTGTTAGCAGGTTGTGACCTACTCACTGAGATCAAGACCATGGCAGGCAATATACGCTCCCTGCATTACAGCTACACACTACCATGGACTGACAGCGGCACGCGCATCATTATGACCGCAGGCTATCCCGAGTACATTGCCGAGATGACCGCCCTTATTACCGAATTCAATCGCCTAGTGGCCTTGTTTATCGATCAGTATGACTTCGAGATTATATCAGTCCGCGCACGCCTAGGTGATATGTTCGACGAG